AGAGTACCCGAATATTCAATCTTTTACGTGGCCATCTTCGGATATTATCCCTCAGGAAAAGTTAGAGTACGCCAGAAAGACATGGGATCCTCTTGATTATCGCGAACTATATGAGGCATCTTGGGAAACAGTAGGTGGATTGATCTTCCATGCGTTTTCTGATGCAAATGTAAGCGAAGAGGCAAAATACGATCCTTCAAGAGCTATTGTAGTAGGCAGCGACTTCAACGTAAATCCGATGTGTTGGATTTTGGCACACCGAACAGATAATAGTTTCCATGTTTTCGACGAGTTGCATCTGAGAAATGCTAACACAGTAGGTACATTAAATAAGTTGTATAGTAGATATGAAAGTCATAGAGGTGGTTGGGAATTTTTTGGTGACGCAACTGGACAGGCAAGAAAAACTGCTGCTTCTCAATCAGATTATGTGTTAATAAGAAACGATCAGAGATTCTTAGATAAAAGAGTATTCTACCCTCAATCTAATCCGCCTATCTTGGATCGATTTGCAGCCTGTAATGCAATGTTTTGCAACGCAGATAGCGAAAGAAGAATGCTTATCAATCCTAAATGCATAAAGTTAATCAAAGATATTAAGGTTAGAGCATATAAAGAGGGAACTAGTATTCCTGATGATAGTCCAGATGTTGGGCATATTACTGATGCGCTTGGGTATCCAGTATATGCGTTGTTCCGTGTTAGGACTAGACGAACAAGCACGCCTACTGTATTGGTTGCTTAAATGCCTGTAATAAGTTCAGCTTCAGAAAAGACACTACCGCAAGTTCTTGTGCAGCCACAAGACTTGTTTAGCGGTACGCCTGAATTAAATAGACCTACGGGTTACCTCGTACCGTCTAAAGTGCGGGAGCTTAGGAAAGATCCAACCATTGCATTAGCTAGACAGCTAGTTACTGCACCCGTGTTAATTAGCGATTGGAGCATTAAATCAACTAAGAAGGCACCAGCGGGGGCGGAAGAGTTTATAGCCGAGCAACTAGTACCCATAAAGAATCATGTTCTTAAACACGGTTTCCTAGGGAGCATTGATTTCGGTTGGCAGCCGTTCGAGAAAGTGCTGGGTGTAAATGACGAAGGGTATAATGTAATTACTAAGTTTAAGCCGTTACTGCAAGATTATACTGATATATTGGTGGATAAGCGTAATGGCAGGTTCATGGGCCTGATTCAAGATGTTGACAATACAGAGGTCATTTTATCAGTAGACAACTCGTTGTCTCTATCTACTGATATTGAAGGCACAGATTGGTACGGCCAGTCTGTAATGTCCATTTTGGAGAAGACACAAAAGAAGTGGGACGAGGTACAAGAGTCAGCGGATAGATTTGACAACAAGGCAGCGGGTGCTCATTGGGTTGTGCATTATCCTGAGGGAGTATCTATGCTAAATGGCGTAGAAACCCCCAATCATGAGATAGCACAGACAGTATTGAATAATCTTAAATCGTCTGGAGCCATTGCTATTCCAAATAAATTGGAACAATGGTTTATGGATATGGACAGCACGCAGAAAGATGCTCCGCGTGCTTGGAGAGTGGAGATTCTCAGTCCAGCGGGAAATATACAGACAACATTTATTGATCGATTAAGATACTTGGATGCACTGAAAATTCGAGCATTTGGTTTTCCAGAAAGAGCGGTTTTAGAAGGGCAGTTTGGAACTAAGGCTGAAGCAACTGAACATGCTGACTTAGGTATTATGAATATCGAAGTTAAACATCAGTCGATTGTTATACTGTTGAATTGGCATGTTGTAAATCAATTGCTTCGCATGAACTATGGCCCAGAGTATGAGAACACAGTATTCATTAAGCCTGCACCTATCATTGATGCTAGGCGAGCAATACTGAAAGAGATTTTTAGTCGGTTTTTACAGAATGGTGAGGTTGCTCCAACTATTGTGCAACAGCTTCATACAGAAGGTATTGCAGAAGAGATTGGATTGCCTTTGGCTACTCAAGCCTCAAGAGAGGCTACTTAAATGGCTTATACAGACACGAGTAATCTATACCTAGTCTTCGGAAAGCAGAATATTCGAGACTGGGCTGATTTAGACAATACTCAGAATGACTACAGCATTGATGCTCGTGTCAGTTGGGCAATTAGCCTAGCTGAAGAGATAATAAATGCGGAGTTGAGAACAGGGCCATATGATATTCCATTCTCAGTTACTCCTGCTATTATTCAGCATCTTACTAGTTTGAGGGCAGGCTTGCTTTTGTACGAAGGAAGAAGGGTAGCGACTGATGAAAATCAGGATCAAACATCTTCTCAAATGAAAAGTTACAAGGTTATAATGAGAGCACTGAAAGCAGGTCAATTTAGGTTAGATGCCGACTTGCTTACTAGGGATTATCCTTTTGTACCGGAAGAGGACTAAGATGAACGAAGTAAAAGTTTATGGTCGGATTGGTGTCGATGTAAAGAGTCAAGATTTTACTGACCAGCTTAATGCGTACAAAGGATTGCCCGTTACTGTCTCTATTAACAGTAGGGGCGGAGACTTGATTGACGCTTTGTCTATGTTTAATGCAATGCAGGCGCATGATGCTGAAGTTACGGCCCATGTAAAGGGCTCTGCATTGTCTGCTGCTTCTTTTCTCTTGCTTGCTGCAAAGAAAGCAGTGGCAGATGAAGCTTCTCTGATTATGATCCACCCACCAAAGGTAAGTTTTACTGGTGGAGTAAAAGAATTGCAATCTGCAATGGATTTGGTGAGTAGTAGCACTAAGATGGTTAGGGAGCTTTATGCTAAGAAGACTGGTAAAACTGAAGCTGAGATTGATGAGTACCTGCAAAAAGATACTTGGATGTCAGCTAAGGTTGCGATGGAGAGAGGTTTTATTGACGAAGTAATTTCAGCTTCGTCAAAAGAAAAGGTCGTTCTTGATATGTCTGACACTCAAAGGGGCGAAGTCCCCGATGAATATTCAGAACTAGTTACTTTGGAGGATGAATCTATGTCTAAGCTAGAGGCATTGCTGGGTGTGGCGAAGGAGTTGAAGTTGTCTTTTGACGAGAATGATGCTACTGAAGACAGCGTTAAGAAGTTGATTATGGAGGCTTTTGATAAGAGGGAGTCTGAGAAGGGTCTTGAGAAGAAGGTTGAGCGCAAGCCAATTCCTAAGCCTTACTTGACAATGGCGAGAGAAAATCGGGCGAATAAGATCGACAATCTGGTCAAAGAAGGGAAGATTACCAACGCTGTTGGTAAGGACTTGAAAGATCAGTATTGTTCTGATGCTAATCTTACGATGATTCTCTCTGAAGAAGGTGACGACAATTTCGATCTTACAATGTCTGCTCTGGATAAGAACGAAAGCGTAGTCTCTCTCGGAGAGAAGAGTCCCTTGCAAAAAGTTATCTTGGAAGCTGACAAGAATCCTTTGTTAGCTGATGCTGAAAGACGAGCAAAGTCTTTTAGTAACAGCAGGCGATAAGTGAAGTTGGTGTAACTATTACCTCTATTCGGAGAATTGATAATGGCTGTTATTGCTAAAAGCGACACAAATGCGACAACTCCTGGTGAGTTTGTCTATGAAATGTTTTCGGAAGTTCATTGCACTAAAAGTGCAAAGGTACAGAATGATTCTACAGTTGGTGGTGCAGCAGCTACGAATGTAGCGGCGGGGCTAAACCCTGTTGGCCAGCCTGTACGACTTGCTTCAGGTGTGTGGGAATTTAGTAGCGAAGTGTTAATTGATGCAGGCACTATTCATGGTGTTATCATTGACGATACACCTGTACTTGGCCAAGATAACCTGGGCCTAGCTGCCAACGCTACTACTATCGAAAATCGTCGCATTCTCGTTAAGGGGCCTGCGACTATTAACGATAATAAGATTCCGACTACGGATATCTACGGGACGGCGTTGGATGCTGCGGCTAAGGCGGCGTATATTACGGCGCTTAATGCTCTTGGAATCGAAGTGCGTGACAACACTGGTTTGACCAGTGCCCAAAGCACCTAACTTTTAACTTTCTCCACTTTGTGGTTTTTAATATAAGGATAGTCTAATGTCAGTTCTTGACACATTTAATAGTGATTTCTTTAGTACGGTATCGTTGACTGCCTCGCTTGAAAAGTTGCCTTTCGTTCCAGGTTTCCTTGGGGGTCTTGGAATTTTCGAGCAAGTCGGTATTGATAGCCGTACTGCTGTTATCGAGGAACGTCAGGGTCGATTGACCTTGATTCCTACTGCTGCACCCGGTACTATGCCTAATAGTCACCAGGGAAGTTCAAAGAAAGGTACGGCTTTTCCAGTACCCTATATTCCTTTGAACGCGGCTGTTATGGCCAGTGATGTTTCGGGTAAACGGTTGTTTGGTTCTAAAAATGAACTGGAAACTGTTTCTGCTGTTGTAAATCAACGTCTCTTGGAAATGCGTCAGTCTATGGAGACTACTTTTGAGTACCATCGGAATGGTGCTATCAGTGGTATTCTGCTTGACGCAGACGGTACGACTGAGATTTACAACTTCTTTAGTGATTTTGGGACTAGCGAGCAGACGGTGGATTTTGACTTTAGTGCCGCGACAGACATTAAAGCAAAATGTACTTCTGTTATTCGGAATGTCCAAACTGCTTTGGGAAATGCTCCTTTTAGCGGTTTGATTGGTTTGGCTGGAGATACGTTTTGGGATGAACTAATTGGCCATGCAGACGTTAAGGCTGCTTATTCACGATGGAACGACGGCCAAGTTCTCTTTACCCAACAGATGGGTGGAGGTAACTTCGTCGGTAACATGGGCCAACAAGGTTTCACCTTTGGCGGAATTACTTTCTATAATTACCGTGCAAACATTGGAGCTACTCCATTTGTTGCAACTGGTAATTGTCGATTTGTTCCGGTTGGTGTGCCTGGATTGTTCCAGCATATTTCCGCTCCTGGTACGTTTATGGAAGCGGCTGGGACAATCGGTATTCCCATGTATGCTAAGCAAGAGAGGATGAAGTTTGACGTAGGCGTTGAGTTGCACGTACAAGCTAATCCTTTGATGATTTGCGCTCGTCCTCGCTGCTTGGTTAAGGGAACCAATACCTAGTAGTCTGGAAGACGGTGGAAGGGCGGTGTGTCGAGGCTGGTCCGTCGTTAGGACGGGCGGCGGGCCAGTCTTTTTCTTTCTTTATTAGGTGATGCTATGCCAGTACGCGGGAAACGAGTAAATTTTACTGGTTTGCATCATTATAGGCGTACACTTGATCGCGATATGCGCTTGCGACGAAATGGGCCTATTCGCAAGGCATTTAATCGTTGGATTGAAGTATACGGTGAGTTTATTGCAAGGAGATTTAACAAATTAGCCCATAGCGGGGGCGGAAAAGAGTGGGCAGATATTCTTGAAAGTACAAAGAAACTAAAAGGACGAAATGAGATTCTTATGGAAAAGGAGCAGATGTATCAGAATTTAGCTCCTAAGTTCAGTAAGCGTCAGATAAGGTCAAGG